AAGCTTGACTGTCTTTGATAGCATCGCTAACGTGGTGCTATGATGGAAAGTCAGACGCAAAGAGTAGCCTCGTGACTTGATACTTTGCCTTGATGTTTACAAGCTCGCAGGTGTTAGCAAGTCCTGCATAGGTGAGACATATGAGCCACCAAAACTAGAAAGAACAGACTAAAAATTAAGACTTGACTACCAAACGACTAAATGCAAGACTGAATACACAGAGCAAGGTTACAGTATAGGCTCTTTAAATCCAGCGTAATCAAAGTGAAGACTGCTACAGCGTTGGGCTTGGCAACCCATTACTACAAGTCAGTGGACTCTGACGTGCGACTGAATGATCCGCTTAAAGAACGGACTATTGAAGAAACCCGATAGGTGTGCTTTGGCGCAGCTTTGAGCAAGGGTGGATAGCAAATAATTGTTGATGCGATAACGTCAAGCTCAACTCAAGAACGGTAAAATACATCAATCCGTCTACAGGATGTCGGATGTTTTTTGTCTGGATACAGCCAGGATAACTGCGGCCAACCGCAGCTTATGCTTGACATATGGTTTTGGCTGTGTCTTACTGAACACATTCAACAGTGAGGTGACACAATGAGAAGAACGTATTACATCTATAAAGGCTATGATAGAGAGAACGCCCTTGCTATCATTGCCCCAAACGTGAACAGAGAACGGCACGTAGCAGAACTGAAAAGACTTGCCAAAGAGAACGGGCATATTACAATTCGTAATTGTCTAGGCGGTCTTGTTTCTGAGATTACTGAGGAAGGTAAAATAAATTCTTTTGTCTCTTGACAGGTAAGCCTTTCGGGGCTTACTCTCTGGATACACAAGTTAAACAGTGAGGTGACACATGACACAATACACACGCAACATTTTGGCTTGCTTCAAACAAGCTACGCAAGATGAGATTGACCACGGTCTGACTTGGTACGCAGACGCTAAAGAATTGGCGCAAGAGATAGCAGACAAGTATGAGCTACCATTGCACATTGTTATAGGTGTGATTGCCGCACTAAGCCCTACCAATGATTGGGCAATGAACGTGCGTAATGCTGACAAGATGTGCCGCATATTTACTGAGGGTGGCTATGTAGAAGACACTAAGCCTAGCACATACCCTAAGATGCGAGACAAGGCTTGGCATATCTTGCAATCTATGCCGCACAATATGGAAGATGTTTCTTTCATACTCAATGGCCCTAAGATAACTGACTTTGCTAACTGTATAAATGGCAATTATGTGTGTGTAATTGACGGGCACGCTTGGTGCATCGCTAACAAAGACAGACGCACAATGCAGAAAGTGCCTAACATAGGCAAGAAACTTCGTGCTGAATTGCAAGAAGCCTACCGTAGGGCTGGTAAAAAGCACGGCATGACTGCATACGAAATGCAAGCTGCGACTTGGGTTGCGTGGAAACGCATACACAATGTTTAGGCTTGACATATAAACTAGACTATGATTTAACTTAATCGAACAGCAAAGGAGATACACCATGTTCGTACTATTCGCAACCAAACCGCTTAACGATGGCACTCAAGGGTTCCGCTTTAACTTCGCTGGCATCAAGGGCTTGACCCGCAAGCGTAAACACGCAAGCCGTGGATACAAAGTAACACGCAATGATTGCATGAATGCAGTACACCTTGGCAAGCGTACCGTATACATTGAGCGCAAGCCTAACCGTAACACAGAGCGCAAGCTTTGTCACTTTGCAGGGTAACACCATGACCAAGATAGACTTCAACAATATCGTGGTGCGTCATAACGGGCGCACCATATCCATCGCCCAACATTGGAGCCGTACTTCTGAGGGTGACTTTTTAAACGCACAAGAGATAGCAGACGTAGGTGAACTGTATCACGATGACTATGACCCTATCAGGTTTGACGATACTGTTGATGGCCTAATCAATGCACTGCAAGCAATAAAGAAGGAAATAGAACAATGACATTCGACAAACAAAAGCTAAGACAAATACGTGAAGCAATGCAGGAAGCATTAGAGAATGCTGGCATATACGATGTAACTATCAAGGTAGGTAACTGTAGCTATTCTGGTGGTGAAGCGACATACAAAGTGCAAGTGTTACTTGATGGTGCAGAGACACAAGAGCAATCATCACTATCTCAGATGGCAAGTCTTATAGGGCTCGATACCAGTAAGATTGCAAAGATTAGTGGTCAGGCTGTCACACTTATTGGCTACAATAGCAAAGCTAGAAAGATGCCGTGGCAGGTCAGATCTTTGACGGGCCACGATCAGTGGAAGCTTACCGACGATCAAGCCAAGCGTAGGTTTGGTAAAGTAGACGCTTAATGGAGATAATGTACACTTAGGAGTGAAAACTTTTTAGCTTTCACTATCCATAATCAATGGTGAAGAGATAGGCCGTCCCGTCTACAATCTAAGTGTGCATTGTAAATTTTATAGGAGACACATAGCCATGAATGTACTATCACTATTCGATGGTATGTCGTGCGGTCAAATCGCACTAAACCAACTCAATATCCCTGTAGAAAACTATTACGCAGCGGAGATTGACAAGTACGCAATCAAGGTAACACAAGCTAACTTTCCTGGCACTGTACAGCTAGGTGATGTGACTGCTATAGATCCTGACAGTCTGCCTGATATTGATCTACTCATTGGCGGCTCACCGTGTCAGGGCTTTAGCTTTGCTGGTAAGCAACTTAACTTTGATGATCCTCGCAGTAAGTTATTCTGGGAATATGTGCGGCTACTCAAGGCGCTAAAGCCTACGTACTTCTTGCTAGAGAACGTGCGTATGAAGAAAGAAAGTATGGACGTTATCACTGAGGCGCTGGGCGTTGAGCCTGTCGCTATCAACAGTAGACTATTCTCTGCACAGAACAGGCCACGTATATACTGGACAAACATTCCCTTTGATGTACCAACGGAAGACAAGGGTATTGTACTCAGGGATATACTTGAGCCTGAGGTAGAAGAAAAGTACTATGCAGGTAAGAAGCTACGTGAGAGCTACATGGGTGGCAATCAGCTTAACCCTAAGTACAAGAGCCAATGCAATACTATCTATCCTACTGATGGTAAGTTTGCTACACTCTGTGCAGGTACTCATGGCTATTCGTTTGGTTACGTTCCAGCGCCATCACCTGACGGTCTTATCTTAGTAGGTGATGCAGGTATCAGTGATAAGTACAGCTATGTAAACAGAGTATATCACCCTGACGGTAAAGGCCCATCGCTAGTATCATCTGATGGTGGACACCTACAACCTAAGATATTACAGACAGCTAGAGGCTACAACAAGGGTGGCTTAAAAGCCAAGGATGGTAAGACACCTACACTTAGCACTAGCTCATGGCAACACAATAATCACCTAACCTATGACGGTGGTTTAACCTACCGTAAGCTAACACCGCTAGAGTGCGAGCGTTTACAGACAGTACCTGAGGGCTACACTGACCACGTCTCTAATACTCAGCGTTACAAGATGCTAGGCAATGGCTGGACTGTGGACGTAGTATCACACATAATGAAAGGACTAACACAATGAAACTCACAATCAACACAAAGGCTTTCCCTGATGCAGATCCAGGAATGTTACAAGAGATGCTAGGTGTCTTACCCTATTGGGTAGGTGAGTACATCTTATTAGGTAGAGACATGGACATCGTAGGGTTTATGACTGAGCGCTACGGCTTTGGTAGCTTGTATGAGTTCAAGGGTAGTGTATCAGATGATGGTACATACAGCTACCCAGAAGACCCTGACCTGCCATACGTAGGTAAGATGAACACACCCAACGGTAACGTGTACTTCTATCAGTACGCTATGCTTGCGCTGCCCTTGCCTAACGGTGAGTACTTCATAACACGGATGGACTAACTATATGTTGATCTTACTTATGACACCTATGCTTGCATACTTCCTGATGCTACTCACCGTAGTTATCCTTGCGAGTATAGGTATAGACGTAAGAGATCTTGACACTGCTAATCTTTTCGTGATATACATACAGATATTAACAATACTTATCGTACTACGATGGCTAAAGAGAAAGGTATATACAGATGAGTAAATGGACTACAGCACTGGCAGAACGTGGAATCGACTGCTCAAAGTGGAACCGCAAGGGTTTTGAAAGAGTACCTGCTGATGTGTGGGAAGATTTACTCTACGAGATTAACAAGGCTGACCTAGAGTATGCCGACAACTACAGAGCCTACCGCTTCAAGGATGGGCTACACTCACCACCATACAAGAAGGCCGCAGCTAAAGGTTGCTGTGGTGTGGCTGAGTGGTGGACTAAATCAAGAGCAGGTGATGTATGGCGCATCGGCTGTAACTATGGACACTAAAGGAGACACTAATGACAAACGTAGATATTTTCTTGGATAACATGAAACGTTTTACACAAGAACACCAAAGCACATGGGAAGAAAGAAAGATACAAAAACTAGAGCAGCAGGTTGCTAAACTAAAAGAGAAAGTTAAGGAGAATGAATGATGAGGATGAGTAACATGGACTACGTATTACCTATCAATGACTACAGCATTGACCTACAGAAAGAGATAGACGATGCAGAATGGCTTGGCGAGTTTGATCGTGCAGACAACGTGAAGCGTGAGCTAGATGATGTCAAGCGTATGATTGACAACGGTGAACTTTACTACCCTATGTTCTAAAGGAGAAGAGACAATGATTATTGAAGACCAAACAGTAGAAGTAAAAGTGTGGGATCATAACGATGCGGTGATCTTTGTGTATGAAAGTGTATACGAGAAGACAGGTGAAGTACATGAGTCAGGCCATGATGTGTGGCGCAGCTACAAGCAAGTAGTCACAGCTATACCAGTAGACTTTACTTATGATGAGAATTTATCTGATGATGATAAGCTACAGAAGGTACGCAATGCAGCAGATGCATTAAGCCAACTGTACTCCCACGCAGGAGACTACGAGATGGGTGTATCATACTACATCAACCACGATCCATACATCAACCCAGAAGACCCTGACCTGCCATACGTAAGCTAGTATGGTAGCAGGTTCACAAATAGTAATACCCTTCCTCATAGCCTATGTAGGTGGGTTCATCTACTTCATGTGGAAGGGTATAGACGATGATGATACGTAAGTATATCAAACGAGTGCTCACTGCCTTCAGTGTACTAATCAATGTACTTGTAGGCGGTAGCAACAATCAAACGTTCAGCGCCAGGAATTGGCAATGGAGGAGAGACAATAGGCTTAACATCGTGTGGTTTATTGATACTGTAATAGGGAAAGGACACTGTTCAGAATGCTGGGTATACTGGAAGACAAGAAAGAAATGGTGAAGAAACCTACAGAAGACTCACGGCTTAGTACCTTGATTGACTACTACCTTGACAGTAAGTCTTACCGCAACCTGTCACCTACGTCACAGAAGGAGTACTCACTTAACTTAAAGGTAGTACGTAGAGATCTAGGTGGTGTTCTACTTAGGAACATGTCTACCACACAGGTAGAAGCTGCGTATGATGAGTGGATCAAGAACGGTATACCTAGAGCTAACAAGCTTGCGGCTATACTTTCCATTGTACTTAACAAAGCTATAGGTCTAGGCATACGTATCGTCAATCCAGTACCGCACATGGATCGTGTACCTAACCCACCTCGCAAGGTTACGTGGGAGCCTGAGCAAGTCAAGGCTTTCCTGCTTACAGCTTACAGTGAGTGGACAGGATACTCTATTGGGTTGATTGTACACATGGCATACGAGTGGGGCCAGCGTGTAGGTGACATGCGTTTACTTACATGGGATGCATTGGATCTAGACAACAGCCGAATGGACTTAACGCAAAGCAAGCGAGGTGCAGACGTACACTTACCTATCAGTGATGGGCTTAGGAGTATTCTTGTAGAGCAGAAAGAAAGGTTTGGCTTTCAGGAATACGTAGCACCCCGAACAAAGAAGATCAACAATGTGCATAGCCCTTACGCTAAGGCTAAGCTACACATGTATGTTAATCAGATCAAAGAACAGGCAGGTCTACCTAAAGAGTTAACCGCTATGGACATGCGCCGTACAGCTATCACTGAGATGGTTGAGGCAGGGGTTGACATCACACAGATTAAACAGGTGAGTGGACACGCTAACATCCAGAGCCTTACGCCTTACATCAAGCACACCTTTACTGGTGCATCAGAAGCACTAGCCCAGCGCAGTGCATTCAAGGAGAAAGAATGACTATCTGGCAGCAACACAGGCAGTACGCAGAAGAAATGGCAATGAACGGGCCGCATCGTGGTGACTGTCCGTTTTGCAACAGCAAGAATACCTTTACTGCATCAATGGAGATGGGTGTCTTGAAGTATAACTGCTTCAAGTTAGCCTGTGATGTTGGCGGTAGGTTCGACACAGACATGACACGAGCAGAGTTGGAGAGTTACTTCGTGAAACCTTTACTAGAATCATCCAGTGATAACAAAGAGTTACAGCCCTTTGTTTATCCAGAACACATCACTACAGAGGGCAACGCTACCATGCGTAGGTTCAAGCAGCGGTGGCCTGTCTTAGCTGGTGAGTCACTAATGTATGACGTTAAAGATAAACGTGCGGTGTTTCCTATCGTACACAATGGTACTGTTGTTGATGCTATTGGACGTGCTCTTGATGGTGCTATACCAAAGTGGTACAGATATAGCGGTAGTGCAGACTATTATGTACGCTCTATGTCTGAACGTAACAGTGTATACGTTGTGGTAGAGGATGTCATTAGTGCTATCACGGTAGCTAAGAAGCTACCCAATTCGGCTGGGTTTGCTATACTTGGGACTAGCTTGACAGATAAACACTTAGAGTATATACAAGACAACGCAACAAAAGTTATCGTTGCGCTTGACCCTGATGCCTTACAGAAGACGTTGAGCTACAAGAAAGAGATAGAGATGTGGACAGGTCTACCTAGCTATGCGTTGTACTTACAGGATGACTTGAAGTACGAGAGGCCTGAGGACTTAGATGAACTGAGGAAGCTGGCCTATGAAGAACAAGACAAACCCTATGGCTAAAGATTTAAGACAGCCTAAGTATAAACCCCAGGTTATACCTGATAAAAAGAAACCTAAGCCACTACGTAAAGAGAAACACAAAGGAGATACTAATGCTGGATACAATGACAGAGACTAAGGTGTGCATTGAGTGCGGTACTGAACTCATTCTAGGTGAGAACTGGACAGAAGCACGAAAGGATCAAGGTAAATACTTATGTAAGAAGTGTTGGCATTCTCGTGACATGTATGTCGATGGTAAGTATATCTCAAAGAGTCATCCCTTATTTAAGGCAGGTAAGTACAAGTCGTTTGGTGACGCAGCGTTTGCATCACTACAGAAAGACGTACAGATCAAGCAGGGATACGTGTATGCTATCCGCAATGCTGCATGGCCTGAGTGGATTAAGATAGGTAAAGCTATTGATGCAGAGGATAGACTCAATGGATATCAGACAAGCTCACCTATGCGTGACTATGAGTTGATCCATGCAGTTTACTTTGATGATCGTAACAAGGCTGAGCGTGACGCACACAAGGTAGCTGAACGTAAGGGTGATCGACAGGGTGAGTGGTTTAAGATAACAGAAGAGCAAGCACTAGAAGTATTACAGGAGTTGACACTTGATTAATGCAACATACATAGACCACATGGGTACTGACCTGTCTGTAGTTAATGCTGCTCGTGTATCCTTTGGTAAGCAGAGTAAGATGGATACTAGTGACGTGTGGGGTCCACCTAAGTTGAAAGACAAGGACGCTAAGCTGATCCGTTATCTTGCAGAGCACAAACACATCAGCCCTTTTGGGCATTGCTTTGCCAGCTTTCACATCAAGGCACCAGTCTTTGTAGCTAGACAGCTAGTCAAGCATAAGTTCCTGCGTTGGAATGAGATCAGCCGTAGGTATGTTGACAGTGAGCCTGAGTTTTACGTACCTGATACATATCGTGGGCGTAGTCTTGATAAAAAGCAAGGCAGTGCGGGTAAAGTAACTGTATCGGACAACGGGTTTAATGAAATTGCAATGACTGAGTATGAGTACCTACTAGACTTAGGTGTATGCCCAGAGCAAGCCCGTATGGTGCTGCCACAGAGCATGATGACTGAGTGGTACTGGTCAGGTAGCTTAGATGCATTTGCTGATATGTGTAACTTACGTTGTAAGTCTGATACACAGTATGAAACACAGTTAGTAGCTTGGAGTATTTATTATGAGATGAAGGATTTGTTTCCTGTATCTTGGATGGCATTGACAGAGGAGATTGCTAATGAGAGGTAACATTAATGGTGCAATCAAGGCGTCAGCTATTGTAGCGTTACTGATAGCTGCGCCACCAGTACTGATAGCTATGACGTATGACGAGTACCCTAAGTACTGTAAGCTGTCTATCTTACTGCCTTGTATAGGAGTAAAGGATGAGTGACATCAAGGTAACAGAGATAGAAGAACACGAGGATGGCAGTGCTACACTACAAGTAGAGTGTGACCCTGAGACATTCGCAGCGGTATTTAACGTAGGATTTATAACATTAGTAGAGGCTGGTTTAGAATCAGAATCAAATAGAAGTAAAAAGAAATGGCAGACCTGTGTAAGTTGTGGTGGCCCAGCGCAGAATGACATGTGTGGCTTTTGTTTAGAAGAGGAGTAGTACTATGAGCATGGCTGGAACAATAGAAGATATGAGATGGGAGATCAAACAATTAAAGAAGGAGAATGATTTACTATCAAAGCAGTTAAGAAAGAAAGACAGAGAGTTATCAGACCTCAAGAATAACATACGAGAGTTTGATGATGCTGAACGTAAGAGAGCTACAGAGAGGAACAAAGCTAATGGAATTAGCACTGATTAAAACTTTGATGGACAAGGACTTTTATGAGAACCATAAAGGTATCCGCACTCCTGACAAGCTCTTTACTAAAGAGGTTCGTAAGATCAAGAACACCTTAGACTACGCTATGCAGCAGTACGATAAGACCATTACACCTGCTGAACTTGAAGCGCTGTTCTTTACACGTAACGTTCTTACTACATCCAACAAAGATATGTACAAGGATCTATTCAAGAAGATAGGACATGAGCAGTCTCTATCAAAGGACATTGCACAAGAAGTATTAGCTAAGTTATTCCAGCAGCTAGTCGGAGAAGAGATAGCTAAGCTAGGCTTCCAGTATGTCAATGGATCAGAGAATACCCTAGAGCCTATGCGTAAGCTACTGTCTGACTATCAAGATGACTTCATGCCCAACCTCAAGGTTGATTGGGGTGACATATCTATTGATAGCTTACTTGAAGCTAATGACATTCAGTCTAAGTGGCGGTTCAACATACCATCCCTGCGTAACCGTGTAGAGGGCATCAGTGGTGGTCACTTGGTGATCGTAGGTGCAAGACCTAACACAGGTAAGACCAGCTTCCACGCCTCTCTTATCGCCTCTGAGGGTGGATTCGCCAGGCAGGGTGCCAAGTGTATCATCCTGTGTAACGAGGAGCACTACTCTCGTGTAGGTGCTAGGTATCTCAGCGCAGCTACGGACATGTCAATGGAAGAAGTCAAGGGTAACTACGCCCTAGCTAACACACGGTACAAACCAGTGCATGACAACATTAAGATCTATGACAGCACAGGTAAGGATATGTCTTGGGTTGAGGCTATCGTCAAGGCATACAAGCCTGACATCTTGGTGCTAGACATGGGTGATAAATTTGCAACACGTAATACAGATAAGTCAGATGTGTACTTGAAAGAGGCAGCGATACATGCTAGGAACATTTCTAAGCAGTATGACTGTGCAATCATATGGATGTCACAGCTATCAGCAGTAGCGGAAGGTAAGGTATACGTGGATCAATCAATGATGGAAGGCAGTAAGACAGGTAAGGCAGCAGAGGCTGACCTTATGGTGTTGATCTCTAAGAACCCACAAGTAGACGGGCAAGAGGAGCAAGACACCCAGCGACACTTGAACATAGCTAAGAACAAGCTACGTGGTGGATGGCATGGTGTTGTACACTGTGAGTTGGATGGAGCAAGAGCGAGGTACATGGCTTAATGAAACGAGTATTAGACGTAGAGAATAGTATAACATTACGTAACGGTAAGATCTTTAACGATCCGTTTGAACCTGCTAATACTCTTACAGAGGTAGGTGTGTTGTGCTTAGAGACAGGCAATAAGGAACTGCTTTGCTTTGACCACTCAGAGCGTAACGACACTACGAAAAACAAATGCAAACTACAAAGATGGTTAGACTCTACAACCCTGCTCATAGGTCACAACTTACAGTATGACTTGTCGTGGCTGTGGGCTACAGGTTTCAAGTATGATGGTGACATCTATGACACTATGCTTGCAGAGTACATCTTACAGCGTGGGCAGAAGCAACCGCTAAGCTTAGAGCAGTGCGCTATCCGTAGGAACCTAGATCATCAGAAGGATGACACACTTAAAGAGTACTATAAGAAAGGATACAATACAAATGAAATCCCGTTGGATAAACTTAGTCACTACCTTGAGTGTGACTTGCGTACTACTGGTGAACTGTACGAAGCAGCCGAAAGAGATTACGCAGAGCCTACCTCAGATTCCCTCAACCGTATCAAAGGTATTACCTTCAACACCTGCCGCACCTTGGCACGAATGTACATGTCAGGAATCAGGGTGGATAGAGCCGCCCTCCAACACGTCAGGACTGAGTTCCAAGCAGAGAAATCCGATATTGAGCAGAGACTGTCTACAAAAGTGCGAGCGTTAATGGGGGCTACCCCTATAAACTTGAACAGTCCAGAGCAACTATCGCAGGTTATCTTTAGTCGCAGGATACACAACAAAAAAGAATGGTCTGACTTATTTGAGTACGCTGACAATGCAGCAGACTACAAGAATATCATTGAGGCTAACAGTGACCTGATGCGTAAGACAGTTGCGCTACACTGTGGTACATGTAACGGTACAGGTAAAACATTTAAGACTAAGAAAGACGGTACACCTTTTAAGAAAGGTAATGCCTGTCCTGACTGTGGCGGTAAAGGCTACAGACTTAAAGAGACTAAAGAGATGGCTGGCTTAGGGTTCAACCCACCACCCGCACGTAAATGGATTAGCTACAACGGCTTCGCTACAGGAAAGGATAAACTAGATGCGCTTATTGCAACAGCTAACAACCACAACATGGAATCAGCAAAGGACTTCCTTGAAGATGTTAAAAGGCTTTCTGCTATTAGTAGTTATCTGTCTAGCTTTGTCGATGGTATTTCCACCCACACTAAACAAGACGGACTACTCCACGTTACCCTTACCCAGCATATCACCAATACAGGTAGATTTTCTGGACGGAACCCCAACATGCAGAACATGCCAAGAGGGGGAACCTTCCCTATTAAACGAGTGTTTGTGTCCAGGTTTACAGGCGGGTCCATAATAGAGGCTGACTTTGCACAGCTTGAGTTTCGTGTCGCAGCGTTCCTGTCACAGGACAAGGTAGCTATTGATGAGATTAACACAGGGTTTGACGTACATGCCTACACTGCTAAGGTTATCAGTGATGCAGGTCAACCAACAGGTAGACAGGACGCTAAGGCTCACACCTTTGCTCCGCTCTTTGGCGCTACTGGTTATGGTAGAAGTAAGGCAGAGGCTGCATACTACGAGCACTTCAATAAGAAGTACAAAGGTATAGCAGAGTGGCACAAGAAGCTAGGTGATGAAGCTATCAGGTTTAACAAGATCACCAACGTCAGTGGCAGACAGTATGCTTTCCCTGAGGTTACACGTAGGCCTAACGGTACACCGTCACACTTTACGATGATCAAGAACTACCCTGTGCAGGGCTTTGCTACAGGTGATGTAGTACCTGTTGTACTAAACGAGATGGATGCTAGACTAAATAGTTTTCAGTCATGCATAGTGAATAGTGTACATGACTCAATGGTTATAGACGTACATCCTAATGAGAAAGATCAAGTATTACAGATAATTACAGACATAAATGAATGTTTAGATTCACTAATCGAGCAAGCCTACAATGTAAAGATGAATGTACCACTACTATTAGAAGCTAAGATAGGTCCGAATTGGCTTGACACAAAGGACGTTTAGTGGTATAACATGGCTTCTAACTAAAATTGAAAAGGGTAATACATGAACAATATAGTTCCACTCAGTGTAGAAAACATGAACCTCGCAGATGCAATGGGGTTCTCACCTAGTACTAGATCCTCTAACACAACGGAGATCTACCGCATTTCAACAGGTGTTATTCAAGAGGTAGTTGACGGTAAGGTAGCTAACTCTCCTGTGTTTAAGATTAAGAAGGACGAAGATGCGTTCCTTGCACGTAGCTTGGATGTTCGCTTCTTTGTTGAGCGTCAGCGTTGGCAGAAATGGGATAGCTCTATTAATATGTTCCAACGATCTGTGATGGCTAACAACCTGAACATGGACTTGAAAGATACTCAAGGTACGTTTAACTTAGGGCGTCCGTCAGGTTACATCAAAGACTTTGCTGCACTACCAAAAGATCAGCAAGACTTTATCCGTAGTGTTAATCGTTACAAGGTGCTCATGGGTATGGCTGTGTTCAAGGATGCCTTCGTTGAGGGTGGTGATCCTGTGCTAGAGCACAACGGAGAAGTACCTTTTGTGTATGATGTTAAGAACCGTGAGAGCTTACAGTCTATTGATGCTACCATTACCAAGCTTATGAGCAAGCGTATCTCACCAGTAGAAAACCTTGTCACCCTGACACCAGAAGAGCGCACTATGCCTAACGGTACTAAGTTTGCTGTAGTGTCAGCTTCCTTGGGTGCTACTGTAGGTTTCTCTGATGGGGATAACGATGTACTGCAGAACTTCATGGACTACGTACAGCGTAGCAATGAGTATATCCTCAAGAAGTGGGAAGAGCAGAACGTAGAGCGTATCTCAGATGAGGATAGTACAATCGTAGCTAACATCGTAGACGTGCAGGACTTTGAGTAATGCAGCATGTAGCGGAGATAGCAGTACACTCTTTTCTTCGTGATGTCCTAGACGGTAAGGCTTCTATGCCAGCACCAGTTATCGCAGAGGTAGCTGCTGATGTGCAGGAAGCTCTTACTAAACAGTTCCAGGATGACGCAAAGAAGCGTGAGTTTAAACTAAGGATGTCCAACATTGGGCGTCCTACCTGTCAGTTGTGGATGCAGAAGAACCATCCTGATGTAGCTGAAGCTAAGCCTGTGTCTTTCAAGATTAACATGTTGATAGGTGACATTGTAGAGGCTGTGTTCAAGGGTATCCTTCGTGGTGCTAAGGTACACTTCCAAGGCAACGACAGGGTTACACTAGACTTGGGTAACGGTAAGGAGATTAGCGGAGAGTACGACATGGTACTTGATGGTAAGGTAGATGATATTAAGTCTGCCTCTCCTTGGTCCTTTGAGAATAAGTTCAGTGACTTCCATACCTTGAATAGTGATGACACGTTTGGCTATGTGTCACAGCTTGTAGGTTACGCTAAGGCAGCAGACAAAGAAGTCGGTGGCTGGTGGGTAGTCAATAAAGTTAATGGTGACTTCAAGTATGTCTCCGCTAGTGAGGCTGATACAGATCATGTACTAGAAAAGATAGAGGAAACCTACGACTACATAGACAAAGACAAACCTTTTGAGCGTTGCTTTGAGGCTGTACCTGAAACATACAGAGGTAAGGCTAGTGGCAACATGAAGTTATCTAAGACCTGTGGATGGTGTGACTACCGACATAAGTGTTGGCCTGATCTAAAGGCCTTACCTTCTAAGGTTTATAAGGGTGCTAAGACACCACCAACAGTAGAATATGTATCATTAGCTAAGGAGTATTAAAATGGTTGCAGTAAATATAGACAGTAAAGAGTTTGACACAGATGACATGACAGAAGAGCAGCTTGGTCTTGTTAATCTATTACAGCAGAACTCTGTTATTCAAGCACAACTTAACCACCAGTTAGGTTGTCTTCAAGCAGTAAGTCAGGTAAAAACTACGGAGTTGAGGGCTTCTTTAGGTTTAGAGACTGAAGATGCCACCCCTGAATAAACGTAAGCATAATGCTAAACGGTATCGCAGCGGTCTAGAGAAAGAGGTTGCTGCATACCTAAAAAACAATCAACAAAAAGTTAGGTACGAAGTTCTAAAAATTGAGTGGGAAGACTTGAGATATAGAACCTACACACCTGACTTTATGCTAGATAATGGTATTATTGTAGAGACTAAGGGTATCTTTGATAGTGAGGACAGACGTAAGCACTTAGAGGTACGTAAGCAACACCCTGAGTTAGATATAAGGTTTGTGTTTAGTAACTCTATGGCTAAGCTTTACAAGGGATCAAAGACTAGGTACTGCAATTGGTGCGACAAGAATGGTTTTATATGGGCGCACCGTGTAATACCAGAAGAATGGCTCAAAGAAAAGGGTAGAGTTATTAAAGCTAAGACGATAACCCTAAAGGAGAAGATAAATAAATGACACGCACCGTAGAAGAAGATGAAGTTGCGCTTATACTATCGCCTGTGGCGTTTGATAAAAAGGGTAACTGGACAGGAGAGTTAGCTACAGGTTTGATTGTAGGAGAAAACAATAAGATGTGTGTAGAGGATCTAGCTTACCTTATTCACTTAGCTACACTCATGGGTGCTTTCTTACAGATGGCACAAGATGATGAAGACTTATATCGTGAGGTAGAAGATTATAGAAATGACGTAATGGGTCTTGACAATGACGTAAAAGAAATGTATGAAGAGGTAGAAGGAACAGACGGTAAGGTTGTTAAACTTACTAGGTTTACTAAGACTTTAGGGAATGCTTAACATGACAGATCCAGTAACGAAACCCATTCACTACAACCAAGCAGGTATAGAATGTATTGAAGCTATACGTGCTATGACCTGTTCAATGAATGGTACAAGCGCTTACATGGCGGGTAATGTATTGAAGTACATGTGGCGTCACGAATACAAGAATGGTTTAGAAGACTTAGAGAAAGCTAGGGTCTATCTAGGTTGGCTGATTGATAACTACAAGGAGATGCATAAATGAGAAAGAAGTTTAGTGTTACCTTTCTTCTTGAAGTAGAAGAAGACGGTAATATATTATCGCTTGTAGAGGACGCACATACAGAGGATATACATGATCTAATACACAATACGTTCCATGACATAGACGATGTAGAGATAGACAGATTAAATATAAAGGAGAGATGGTAGTATGATCAGTCAAGAAGATATTGATGCATTCAAAAGGTTTAACGATGTTGATTACTTACTAAATGAGTATCAAGAAATGGCAGCATCTACTGCTATATACAAAGTAGAACATCAAGTTATCTACCCTGCGCTGGGCTTAGCAGCAGAGGCAGGTGAGGTAGCTAACAAAGTAAAGAAGATTTTACGTGATGGTAGCTTTGATCGTGAAGGTATTTCGGATGAGATAGGTGACTGCCTGTGGTACATAGCAGCGCTATGCCGTGACTTAAATGTAGACATGTCAGATATAGCTAGAAATAATTTAAAGAAGTTAAAGGATCGTCAAGAAAGAGGAACTATAAAAGGTAGTGGGGATAAACGATAATGGATAATTACTTACCGACTGACTATCAGTCATTCATTCACAAGTCTAGGTACGCTAAATACTTTGATAACAAAGGGCGTGAGTCTTGGAGTGAAACAGTAGAGCGTTACATGAATAACGTTGTACGTCCTAAGGCAGGACACGACAGCTACGTAGATCAGATGCGTGACGCTATTCTAAGCCTAGATGTTATGCCATCTATGAGAGCTATGATGACTGCAGGGCCAGCACTTGACAGAGACAACACTGCTGGGTATAACTGTAGCTACTTACCCGTAGATGACCCGAAAGCCTTCGATGAGGCTATGTTCATCCTCTTGTGTGGCACTGGCGTTGGGTTCAGTGTTGAACGTCAGTTCGTTAGTAAGCTCCCTGAAGTCCCTGAGCTGTTCGATAGTGAAACTACAATCGTTGTCAAAGACAGTAAGGAAGGTTGGGCTAAGGCTTTCAGACAATTGTTGGCACTCCTTTGGGCTGGTGAGATTCCTAAATGGGATGTCTCAAAGGTTCGTCCTGCAGGTGCAAGACTAAAGACATTCGGCGGTAGAGCATCAGGCCCAGCGCCTTTAGTTGAACTGTTTAACTTTGCTATTACAACATTTAAGAACGCACAAGGACGTAGGCTATCTAGCATTGAGTGCCATGACCTTATGTGCTTCATTGGTCAGATCGTTGTAGTTGGTGGTGTACGCCGTTCAGCTATGATTAGTTTGTCTAACCTGAGTGATGACCGTATGCGCCACGCTAAGTCAGGTCAATGGTGGGAAACAGCAGCGCATCGTGCGTTAGCGAATAACTCTGTAAGCTACACTGAGAAGCCTGACATGGAAACGTTTATGCGTGAGTGGCAAGCCTTAGTAGAAAGCAAGTCAGGTGAACGTGGTATATTTAATCGGCAAGCAAGTAAAGTACAGGCTGCAAAGAACGGACGTAGGGATGCAAACTATGAGTTCGGGACTAACCCGTGCAGCGAAATCATCCTTCGTCCAAATCAGTTTTGTAATTTAACAGAGGTAGTTGTACGTGCCACAGACACTATTGAAAACCTAGAAGGTAAGGTACGTATCGCAACGATCCTCGGAACAATCCAGTCATCCTACACAAAGTTTCCATACTTGCGTAAGGTGTGGAGCAAGAACACCGAAGAAGAGCGTCTGTTGGGTGTGTCGCTTACAGGAATAATGGACAACCCCTTAATGACATCTGAGAATAGAGGATTGGAGAAAACACTTGAGCACCTACGTTCCCTTGCTGTGGCTACTAATGCTGAATGGGCTGACCGTCTTGGTATACCTGTGGCTGCTGCGATTAGCTGCAATAAACCATCGGGAACAGTCTCACAACTGGTGGATAGCTCCTCTGGCATTCACGCTCGCCATAGTCCCTATTATATCCGTACTGTGCGTGGTGATAATAAAGATCCCTTAACGCAGTTTATGAAAGATCAAGGTATACCTAACGAGCCATGTGTTATGAAGGGTGATACAACTACAGTGTTCAGCTTTCCACAGAAGTCACCAGCAGGTGCAGTAACACGTAACGATATGACGGCTATAGAGCAGCTTAATCTTTGGCTTACCTATCAGCGTCATTGGTGTGAGCACAAACCTAGCGTGACTATATCAGTGCGTGACTCTGAGTGGATGCATGTAGGTGCGTTTGTGTATGAACACTTTGACGAGATGTCAGGTGTGTCTTTCTTACCACACTCAGATCATACTTATCAGCAAGCTCCATATCAGGATTGCACAAAGGAAGATTATGAAGTACTATTAAGTTCTATGCCAGAGAAGATTGATTGGAGTAAGCTCTCTGACTATGAACAAGAAGACAACACTGTTGCAATGCAGACTATGGCTTGCACTGGTGATGTATGTGAAGTAGTTGATTTAACTTAAACCCAAAGGAGAAATAACATGACAGGTTTTGAATTTATTGCAGTAGCAACTATCGGTATGGCGGCTATTGGAGAAGTAGTTAACTTAGCATCAGAGCACGGACCAGCTTTGATTGATCAAGTGAAGAATTGGTTTTAGTATGTATGCTTTACTGTTAGTTATGATGTTTGAAGGTAAGGTACAGGTACAAGCCTTTAATGGTTTGTTCATGGACCATGCGTCTTGTAGGGAGGTAGGTTCTAAAATGGAAACACGCTTAGAAGATTCAAAACCAGGACCATCAGCTACAGCTAAAACATACTGTTTCCAAATACCAGAGAGTGCATAATGTGAACATAGAAGAAGAAGCTAAAAAGCACACACGAGCTAGGCAGGAAGAGTTCTACGATAAGTTAGTTACCTTATTGATACCTGCCCAGCGTCACATATCTACTAGCCTGTATGAATCTAAATCAAAAGATAGAGCACTGCAAAGTATAGAAGATGCTATCTTATTAGCTAGACATGCAGCGGAATTAACTAAACTGAAATAAAAAAAGGGGGCTGTCGTGGCCCCCTCTTCTTTTCTTAGTTACCCTTCTTTAGGTAATTGAGATGATCTATGTATGAGTTGTACATGTTTAACTCTCTGAAGTTGAACTCTCGTACATCTGTAGAGGAGACACCGTTGCGCTTCATATACTTGAGAGCTTCTGCTTGTTGCTCTTTAGTACCCTTAGTGTAAGCCTTAAAGCGTAACCGATCCATGAAGCCAGGATTCTCGTAATAGTCTAACATGTTTCGTGTTTCTTTACGAGCCTGTTGAAGTTCATACTTAACTCTGTCTCTACGATACTGCAGCAAGCTTGCACCTGCAGGTAAACCTTTCCCCTCAGTAAACCGTTCATCCTTTAGAAGTCTAGTCATTCTAGGTTCTAGCATAGGAGCAATTGACTCGTTAAAGATCCTGTCATACATAGGGATCTTACCACGTTGATCTGCTGTCCACGTCTGTAGTTCAGACAGAGAGTATACTTTCTCTGCTGCTGTTCTGCCTTTCTTGACGTTAATACCTAATATCCTAGCCAATGGATTAGCGTCATAGACATCACCCTGACGTGTAGCTACCCGTAGCTTATCACCAGTGATGGTATCTGTTTCACCTATCAGTACTTCTAAGATATTGTCAAAGTATTTAGTTGCGCTCTGTGTAAACGCTGTGCCACCCTTAGCTTGTCTAACATCCTTAGCCGTATCCGTGTCCGTCAGGAAGCCTACCATTCTGTTAGCTGCATCAAGAGGACGTGTGAAACCAGCAGCGATATTACCTGTTGACTTATACAAAGCCTCAAAGCCTCTGCTTCTGTTGCCACCCTCTGCGTTGAACATCATGTCCATAATATTGTACATGTCGTTTGCAAACTGTGCATCTCGTGCAACCTGACCAATGGCAAGCTGGTTACCTATCTCTTGGTAAAGCTCTTTAGGTACAGGCTCACCTTTACGTTTAAGGTTTGCAGCCCTACCCATAGCTAAGAAGGCTGACATAGGGAATACGTTACGTACATCTATGATAGTACCGCCACCTGTATTGATCTCATTGAAAGCTAAACCTTGTTTCTCTTGCTTCTCTGAGTACAGCATAGCCGTACCTAATCCTGCTGTACCTACTAAAGCTCTAGACATAGCCTCAATAGACTGGATGTCTCCGTCTTTAGCTATACGTGATGCAGCAGGGAGCAGTGATGCTGGACCCCATTGATAAGCTGTAGCTACAACGTTGTTCATAAATCTACCAAACGGTATGATAGTTCCCAAACCAGGGGTGTTAGAAGCTTTCTCTACAAACTTAGCTATCTCTCCCAAGGCTTGGTCTTTTGTCGTGTAGTCCTTGGAAAAGACAGACCGTAGTGTCGTGTCAATAGCAGCACCAATAACGTCATCGTCTATCTCCTCTAGTCTACCTTCTTTAAGAATTGTCTTGAGTGATACTTCTTTCTTTAACTGTAGGTACTTGTCTAGTTCAGTCATAAACATCTGTGACTTAGTGAATGTATCTTGGATACGCACACCTGTAATATTCATAGATGCGTTTGTTAGTCTTTCTACATTCTTGTATATAGGATCGTTAGGGTCCATGCCAAAACGTTTAGCACTACGTTCTACTCCCCCTGCTACTGTTTCAAACAAAAGACCTTGAATATCTGACTGTCCTGTTTCATCTTTGATCTCTTGCATCATCTTCATGTAAGCATCATGCGTTGTGAAAGGGTCAGCAAAGTTCTTCATCTTTTGAGTTTGTATTTGACGATATACTTTAGCCTGTCGGAGTAGTTTATCTGCACCTACTTTGTCACCTATACCGTAGCGCCCTGCAGCACCTACCATAAGAAGACCAGATGACATCGTGTCAGCTACAACCTGACCAGTAAAGAACTGCCCGAAGCCCATAACGTTTGCGGCTGTAGTAGCAGGAGATGAAACCAACATACGTTTCCACACGTTCTGACCGTAAGAGAACCGCTTAGCTTTTCTAGCTACAGCAAACTCAGACTCAAGTGTGTCACGTAGTTCTTTACTGTTCAGTGTTTCTTTAAGGATCTCGTTACCAGCTACGACACCACCGTCTATCGTGCGTCTAACCTGAGACATAACTGCAAGCTTACGTCCTGCTCTGGATACATCTGCTGCAATAATCTCGCCAATCTCCACACCTAAGTCAGCAGCCTCACCTAGTGTTACACCTACACGACTTCTGAACAATCCAGAGATCTCTTGTAGTTCTTCCTCTGGCATGAACCTTAACAGGTTAGTCATAATGTCAGACACCTTAGTATCCCTACGAATCTTTATACCTTTATCCCTAAAGACTTCTACAACACCGCCCTTATTACCATCACCTAACATAATTTGACGTAAGAGAGTTTCAGGTATAGCGGTGTTCTCTTCTAAGACTTCCTCACCTGCTTTGACTTTCTCATCCCATCTTTTGATACCATCCTTGATAGCGTTAGATGCTCTATCTTGATCCTTAACGTCAGGCAACAAAGGCTTACCTATAGTCTCACGTTTTAGTCTACGCTTCTCTGCCTTTAGTTGGTTTATCTTTCTAGTTCTAGCTGTCTTCTGACCTTTAGTTGCTGCTGGCATAGCCTCTGCAGCTTTAATGTCTTTGTCTAGTGAAGCAATCTTAGCTCTGTCTACTAACTCAGTTGACTTCTCTGCACGTCCTGCTATCTGTGCTTCTTGTACAGCATCACCTAAACCTGACGCACCGCCAAACTTACCAAAGGCGTAATGCAAGCCACCCCCTACACCGCCCAGCGCAAGAGATAAACCTGTTTGTAACTCACTGTATTCTTCTTGAGAACCTACATCTAAATAGATATGCTGAATAGCATTATCCTGTATACCTGCTACAAGTGCATCAATAGCTGTAGTCTGTATTACGGCTCTCTTGCCAGCCTTCTTTAGTTCATCTTTAGCTACACCTGATGCAGCATTTTGTGCAGCCCTAAGTCTCACTTCTGCCTTGGCTTTCTTTGCAGCCTTACGTGCTGCCATAGAGACTTCTTTGCTAGATGCACTCTTAGCTATCATCTTCTGAGCCATTAGAGTGCCAGCCTCAATACCAGCATTCTCAGCGGCTTGCTTAGTAGCACCACTCTGTGCTGCACGTTTAGCGGCCTGACTTGCGGCTTGCTTGATTGCAGCCTTACCTGTTTGTGTTACACCTAGTGCAGCGGCCTTACCGAAACTACCAGTAAGAGCACCTACATAGTTTGTAGGGTCTGACGCTGCAGCAAACACGTAGTCTTTCACACCGTCTAACGCACCATATATACCGTCATTGACAAACACATTACCTAAGCTGTCATACAAGTTATATGCCTGTGCAGCCATAGCCTTTGTGTTCTCATCCGCTTTACTTATAAAGCGTACCTCACCTGCAGTAGATACAGCGTTAGTATTAAAGAAACGCATGTGGTCAACAAAGTCTTCTACTAAGGTTTCTTCTTCCATGTCCATATAGTCAACGCCTTTGTTGGCTGACATGTAGTCACGTATGGTATTGAGGTTTTCGTATCTATACAGGTCTTTCTTCTTTAACTTCTGACCCTCAGGTACAGGACTATCAAAGACTTCTTCTTCGTTATCTAATATAGTGGAGCTATGCTTGTGCATAGGCGGCTCTACTTTTGCAAAGCCGCCCTCTCCTAGTCCGTACTTTTTAAATATATCAACTTGGTTTGTCATTCATAACCACCTAACTCTTTGAGAGTTTTTCCTTTAACTATACTTCGTACTGTCCTTGCGTAGCTAGGGTCAGTAGCGTAACCTGATCTACCTAGTGCAGCAATTTGTTCTTCTAGTGTAGTAGCTGTAAGGAAGGGTTTGTAGCGTGGGTTCTCTTGTAAAAAAGTACCGTAGCCTTGTACGCTATCAGCTAAACTATCATATGCCTTAAAGGTGTCTTGGATCTTAACTCTTTGACCGTTGACAACTTCATGTGTAGTAAAGTCAATACCTTCACCGCCATGTGCCTTGATACCAAAGAAGCTATTACCTTTTACTTTACTACCCCACCCTGTTTCCACCGCACTTTGTGCAATGATAACACGCTCATCAATACCTAACTCTTGAGATAGCTGTTTAGCTAAAGGTTGTATTGCATTTACAAAAGCTGCTTTACTTTCAAACGGTCCTGTGTGTACAGGTGCTTGTGGTTTCTCCACTAAAGAAGTCTCTGTTGCCCGTGTGGAAAAATCTATACTATTTTCTGTGCTTCCCCTTTGTGAGAAGTCAATTGCATTTCCCATGTTTAAGCCCCTAACGCTTAGGAAGTACCCTACCGTCAGCAGGATTAATAAAATACTCGCCTTTTTTAAGATTCTCATATGCTTCTTCTGCCTCATCTGAACTCATTGTTTTTAAATCCAATGGATTAGATTCAGTATAACGCATTGTTTCTGTTGTGTCAACAGTTACTTTGCGTGTCCCGTCAGCATTATGCGTATCCCCAAAAAGTTCATCCCACTGGCTAGGCTTTAAGTTATTTGGTACAGACATCTCACCTGACAGTATCTTATCTCTGGTTTCTCCATCCATGCCTGATCCTCTAAACTCTGCAAACAAACCCTCTGCAGGTCTTGGCGGTACACCTAAAGCTACACCTCTACCCTTATCTGTTTCTTTTACATAGTGTAGTTTACCGTCAAAGCCCCCCTCTGGAGTTGGATCACCCGGAAAGAATATCTTTTCTACGGTTTCCTCAGGTGGACCTTCTGGTAAAGGAGCATCTCCTACAGCTATAGAAGACTGACTTAAAAGTCCTTGCTTTTGTAGGTTGGCTACTAGGGCAGCTACATCATCATCGTCTACAACTCTACCGTTTATCTTCATACGAGAGACTTCATCGCCTTCACCTAGTGTGATCTCTACAATTCTACCCTCATTGTCTTTAGTCTTAACAGTGCTACCAACGCTAATATTTTCTAGGTCAAGCAAGCCATCTACAATATATCTTTCCAAGTCATCTTGGCTTTGGTAATTCATGTATGTAGCTTGATACAAATCATCACCCATCAAACCTTGTAGGTTAATAGATGTATCCTCTAAGAAACGTTTACCAAACTGTTGAGCATATGCATCAATCACACCTGCTCTTTGACGTGCAATAATCCTAGCTTTTTCTTGCATGTAGTCTGCCTCTGCAGGAAACTGCCTACGCAGTTGTGACTCTACAGCCTGAGATAATTCACCAGAATCATCATATGCTTCTCTAAACGCTGGGCCTACAGTTACAGGATTGTAATCCTTGGAAGGGCTAAAAGAGAAGTAAGTTCCAGGGTCCATACTCTCATAGGCTTCCTGTCTAGCTACCTCATTGATGTCCATCATAGAGTAGCCTTCGTAGTACGCATCCTTATCTAGTCTAGCTCTTGCTGAATCTTTAAGGCCCATGCCCAGCGCAGACTTTATAAAGCCCTGATCTTTAGCTTGGTAACTACCTAGTGAAGGAGAAGCTAGGCCAATAGAGTTAGCGTAATGCTCAGCAGGGTCCATAGCTTGTGCGGAAAACTCATCAGGCATATCAATGAAAGCATCTAGCTCACTATCACTAAATGTGTAAGAGCCACCAGCGCTGGGTCTCTTCTGTGCTTCTTTCTGTAGTGACTGTGAGAACTCAAACAAAGCCTTTGGTCCTGCTGCAATAGCTGCATTGATGTGCTTATCTTTTGCGCCTAGCTTTCTAAGCATATTGATTTCTGTTTTAGCTAGGTTGACTAAGGCTCTACGTTTACCTACAACAGATTTATTACGTTCAGCTAGTTCACGCTGTTGATCTTCATAGTCCTCTGCATCTTGGATACGCTTCTGAATAGCCTTGGCTTGGTCATCCATAAACGCCGTAGCAAATGCTTTAAAGTTAAAACCCATAGTTATGCACCTCTCGCCATAAGACCTGCACCCTCAGGCGGCATTGGCTCTTCAGCAGGTTCTGTTACTTGTTGTAGCTCTTCAGCCTCTGGAACTTCTTCTTGTGGTACAGCCTCTTCAGGCATAGCTTCCTCAGGTACTTCTTGCTCTAAGAAGTCTGCCATGTTCTGTAACATAGCTGTACCTTCATCCTGTGTATCTGCTTGTTTAACTGCAGCCTGTAGAAGCATAGTAATCTTAGCGTTCTCTTTTTCTTGCTTCTCTTTCTTGTAGTCTTTATTAGACATCTTGTATTCTATATCATAGCTTCTAGCTAAAGCAGCAAAGTATTCAGTCAACGCAGGAGCAACAAGTATGCCTACATCTAAACTATGTATGCCCCGCATAACGTTTGACATATACAAAGTTTTTACTAAAGGGTTAATAGCAATGCCTGACTCTATGGCTACCATGAAGTCATCAATAATCTCTTCATCAGTCAACCGCTGCATGTAGTACTTTAAAGCTTCATCTACAGAGGCAATCTCTGGGGGTCTTTCCCACTGACGCTCACCTATCTTGTGTGTCGTAAGGGATGAACCTGGAATAGGTTTGCTATATTCTAATACTGCCATTTTATTTTCCTACTTAGTAAATCCTGCACCAAAGTACAGACCTACGATTGCTGATACTATATGTGTGTCTAAAGGTGTGATTACAAAACCCTGTGCTGTACGCCACTGTACGGATTCTGCAGGGCCAAACAACCAGTTCCAGAAACCCCCTGTTGCTTCTGTGTACCCTACGATTACACCAACCTCAGGATACCACACTGCTACTAGCTTTGGCAAGACAATAATGCTGAACACTGCAGATAAAGCTATGATCCTACGTGTCCAAGCAAAGTGTTTATCATTCTTCCCTGCTTCTCTAGCCTCGTTAACTTGGTCTGCTCTAAACTGTGCAGTCTGCAACATCATCTTTTGTTGCTCCTGCTTGTTCTTCATGTTCTGCCCCCAGATAGACATGACGCCACCAAGGATAGTAGAGAAGAGCATGGTTATGAGTTCTAAAGGTAAGCCAAACATATCAGGACCACGTATCAGGTTTGCCTAAGTTGATACTTATCTGTGTTTCGTAGGGTTTATCTTGCTCTTTAAGGCTTTCTTGTTTAGCGTAGCCTACCATAGACGCTGCCTGTACAGGTGAAGCATCAGCAAGCATAGCCAAGGCTTCTTTTTTATTGCCTTTTTTAACTGCTTCGTAATAAGCTATTCTTTTAGGTCCTGGATTAAAATCAAATGTATCTTTAATAACAACATTTCCTTTGTCGTTAACAGTAAAATTAAACACACCTATACTTCTAACCATGCGTAAGTCAGGGTCAATAACACCACTTAAAGGCCCGTACTTATTTACTTCCATTTCGTCGAAGCCAAAGTCTTCATATTTAGTATAAGACCTACCGTCTTGCATGGCTGTGTTTACTGCAGAACGTAACGCTTTCATGTCAGATTTATTTAAAGACTTTTCTGTTCTTGTACTACCAGGGTTAGTCAGATTACCTGCAAAGAACCTAAACTCGCTAGTACCTAAACCTAAATTGCCTAGAAGATTACCTAGTCCTGAAAGTACACTACCGTCTTTCACTTCTGGCATACCTGTTTCTTCGTCTACGCTAGACATACGTTGTTCACGTATCATAGCCTCTGTAGTATCAGGCCCAACAACACCATCAGCCATTAGTCCTTTATCTTTTTGGAACTCTCTGATAGCTTTACGGGTACGTTTACCCATCTTACCATCTATCTCCCCTACATCATAACCTAGATCTGAAAGCTTTGTTTGTATAGCAGTAGTATCTAATTTAATGTCACGGATACTTCCTACGTTTAAGTTAGGCATAAATTCATCTAAAGGATTAGATATAAAACGAGAATCATCAGGCGCTGGCGCTGAAGGGTCTATATCGTCTAACACCGTTGTAATTATTGGCTCTAAAGGTTTTTCAATTTGTAGTGCTCTTTGTGTGTTCTTACCTGCAATACCGTCTACAGACAGACCCTCATCTTTTTGAAAAGACTTGATAGCAGCCCGTGTCTTTGGACCCATCTTACCATCTATACCACCCACATCATATCCACGAGAGTTAAGGTGTATCTGTATGTCTTTAATTGACATATCAAAGCCTTGTCCCATTATGGGCTGCTCCGATAAAGGTATCTCTTCTAGAGGGCGTCTATTCATTGCAACCCTTACATCAAACAAAAGATCGTCTAGCGTACTATCTTCTTGTACAGATGAAACCTTTACAGTTGAACCGTCTGTACCTCTATTTAGTTTAGCTAACTGCATAGCTGTAGTCTTATACTTACCGTTCAGGTTTCTAGCGTCTGTCTGTAAAGTAGAAAGAGGTATGTCTACGCCTTGCTCAGGTGTATCGTCATAGTCAGCCATTGCAGCAATAAAATTAGAGGTAGACTCACTGCCTGACGGGATAGCTACTTCATCATCGTCATCCTGTTCTGGTCTGCTTCTAGGGCGTAAGCTGGTAGTGGGAGCGCCTAAACCAGAAGGACGGGGCTTAGGGCGTATTACATCCTCTTGCTCATTAGAGCCAAAGATGTCAGACAGTATGTTTTTTATTACTTGGTCAAAGCTAGACATTATTTATTACCTTTACATCTTAGTTATAAACGCAGTTACAACACTAGACAAGAAACTACCTGCAGCAGAACTATAAGCTGAGTCTTCTTCTGCATCTGCTTGTATTGCTGCTTTAGCTAACTCGTGGTCACGATCCATTTGTTTCTCAGAGCTAGTCCATGCGAAGTCTAACAAGTCACGCTCCTGTTGCCACAACTCAGCTAGTCCTTGCAGAGTTAGGTTGTTTGCCGCCATAACTTCAGTCATGTTTGCCTCATTAAGTGCAGCCGTATTAGCTGTAGCAATAGTCTGTCTCCATACAGTATTTGCTTGTGCAATAACCAGTTCATTCTGTGCGTTAAACATATCACGTTGATTATCTAGTTCAGACTGAAACTTAGTCATAGTGTTTTCTTCGCCAGCGTTAAACTGTTCCATAGCATTAGACTGAGCTACGTTAAACTGATTGATCTGCGTTGCCATGCTATCAAAGAACTGATTAACTTGATTAATACTCTCAGCGTTGAACTGTAGTTGTGCATTCTCTGCAGCTTGATCTGAGAATACGCTCTGTACAAGTGACTGCGCCTCAAACATAACAGCCTGTTGCTCGTTGTCCAAGTTAGCCATATCCATCTGCAGGAAGGCCTGTGCTTGTTGTGCCTGTGCTTGCTGTCTGTTGTTGAGGTTAGCCATATCAACATCAGTGAGTGCCGCACAATCAGCCATAAGTTTAGCTTGTTCGTTTGACAGGTTAGCTAAGTCTACAGACATAGCCATCTCAGAGTTTTTAATAGCTCGTGTTTGTTCAGCGGTAAAGTTTAAGTTAGCTATTTCAGAAATGCGATCCGCTTTAATAACGTTAACCTGCTGTTTATTTGTAAGCTCCTGTCCTTTCATAGCGGCTTCAATCTGAGCATTAGCTAAAGCAGTCTGCTGTCGATTAGAAAGATTAGCCATATCAACTTCAAGCTTATTACTCATGTTGAAGATAGCTGTTTGCTGTTCGTTGTTAAGCTCAATCTCACGTTCAGCCACAACGTTAGACACATTGAACAAAGCCGTTTGTTGTTTATTGTCTAGTACACGTCCTTCCATAGCTGCACGAGATACCGCATCTTGGATAAACGCTTGCTGTCTATTTGTGGCATCCTGCATGTTAACTTCAAACGCCTGTGTGCTTTCAAGGACAGCCATCTGCTGTTCATTAGTAAGCTCTTGGCCCATCATAGCAGCCTTAACTTGAAGATTAGCCAGTGCAGTTTGCTGTGAGTTTGACAGGTTAGTCATCTCTATATCTAAGTTTTGAGTAGATTTTAAAATAGATGTCTGCTGTCTGTTAGTAAGGTTAATGTCATTTACCGAAGCGTAACGTGCAGCATTAGCAATAGCTACGTTAGCGCTGATGTCAAGCTCTTGGCCTAGCAGTGCAGCCTTAAACTGTGCAGTAGCAAGTACAGCTTCCTGTTCGTTGCTCAAGTTTTTTAACTGTAGGTTTGCATTATTCATACTGTTCTGAATATTTACAGCTTGCTCATTAGACAAGTTAGCTAAAGCAAAGTTCTGTGCTGCAGCAGCATTAGCAAGAGCAACAGTCTGTTCGTTACGTAAGTTCTCTATATCCATTGCAGCAAAAGTAGCAGCATCAGACTGAGCAATAGGTATAGTAGATTCCATAGTTGCTTGTACGATTGCAGCACCTGCCATAGAGCTACCAGCTAAGCCACGAGCAGCCATAGCCGCATTAGCTTTACGTAGAGCACCTGCAGCCCATGCTGGTGTACCATCGTCAAACTGCTTCATAAGTTTTTCCATCTGGAATGAAACAGTAGCTGCAGCAGATATCTCACCTTTCACAGACTTAGCTTCTAACTGTTGTGTAAACGTAGCTGTTGCAGCCTTAGCAGTAGAAGCCTCATTAAGAGCCTCTAGTGTCTTAGCTGCGACGATAACTTCTTCTCCGTTAAGAATATTATTTACGTCAACTATTTCATCGTCTTCAACAACCTCTGTTTGTTCAGCCTCAACATCAGGTACAAACTCAGACTTCTTTTCTTCTTCAGATGCATACTCATCAAACTTTGCAGCATTTTCTATTTTAGTCTTTTCAACTTCTGCTACCTCAGAGGGCGGTAAATTATAATCTACTTCAGCCCCAGCTTCAGGAGTTTTAGTTTCAAACTTAGAAGGATCAATCTTCTCTACCTCACCCTCAAAGGTAACATCAGGTGCTGTCGTATATTTATCAAAGAGTGCCGCATCTGGTTGTTCGCCATCTTCTAAGTTACGAACTACTTGTGTTACTTCACGAATGGTTTCTATTGTAGCTGGGTCTTTAAACCTACCTTTAAGCTGCTCTAAATCGTTAGGTGTCATAGTTGCAGCACTCATCAAAGCTTTGTCTGATGGTGTATCTGTAGCTGCAGCAAACTCAAGCAATGCTGCTTTAACATCAGCGTTAGACTCTATGGCAGTGTATGTCTCTGTAGAAGATTTAGCTGCATCCTGTTCAATCTGTGCTTGCTGTGATGCGTAGTACTCGTCAATGTCTTTTTTAGAACTATCAGGTAAAGGCTCTACCATAAGTACAGCATAAGGATACGGTGGGTACTTCTCTATACGCTCTTCCCTAGACAGACCTTCTAAGTATACTCGTGATCTTTTAACTGCAGGGTTTTCTACATTCTCTTCAGCCTGTGCTTGTTTAACTAAAAGGGAAAGCGCATCAGCTACCTGACCTGTTGTACTATCAATAAGCTGATTGTCTTTTATTTCTAAGCCATACACGGTAGGCTGTGATAGGATAGCGCTAGGTGTTGATATAGCTTTACCTAAAGCTTCACCAGTAGAAGGTACGTCTGTAGTCTCAAACCTTTTTTGGGCTGTACTTACAGCAGCCTGTGTTTGTGTTACTGAGATCTCAGCATCGTCTACTGCTTTTTTTAGGTCTTCATAGTTTTCAGCGTCTTCAGTTATATTGCTTAAAGCTAGTTGTGCATCTGTAAGAGTACCCATAGCGTTACTGTACGCTGTCTGCGCTTCGTCTAAACTTGTAGCAGCATCAGTAACTTCAGGTGTTGTTGTACCTGTCTTTAATACAAAGTCAGGTTTTTTAGTTGTATCGGGTTGCTCCACCTCATCTTCAACTAATGAGGGGTCACCAGAACCCACCTCATCTTCAACTAATTCTGAGCCAGTGTTTTTTATTCTAGAAACAGGAGCATAGCCTGTAGGTGTAGTTAATCCACCCTCATTCATACCTGTACCAGATAAAGGTCCACCCTCTACACGCTGCCTAGCAATATCTGTATAGCGTCCTATCTTTGCAGCAGCACGAGGACTAGATGCCAAGAACGCATCCATGTCATCCTTCTGTGCTGGACCTGTAAAGCCCATCTCTTTAAGAAGAGTATGCGTTTGCTGATTGGTAAAACCTTTAAACTTTTTCATTGTTACCTAGTTCCTATCCATACAAACCCAAACAAACCACCTACGCAAATAATAAATAAAGCTACACCTGCTGACCACTCTATTATTTTTTGTTTGATTTCTATTTGTCTGTGCTCGTGTTCTTTCTTTTCTTTTCTTAACTTGGCTTCTATCTCAAGTATCTCTTGCCATTTAGAAGGCCCGTACATTACTGATATGAAATCTTTTAATTCTTTACGCATGGACTCAGCTTTCTGCTTAGCTTGCCAAATCTCCATTGCCTGTGCTTCTACCCCCCCACCTAAAGCCTTGTACCAAGGTGGTTTTTGAGCTTGGCGATCTGCAAACTCTAAGTCTGCTACAGCACCAGCCCATTGGGAAAGCTGACTACCCATGTCTTGTAAATCTTTACCAACTGCTATGCCTTTTTTAAGCATTCCAAAAGCTGCAGTTGCTGCTGATATAGCAGTTACTGGATCAATCACAAGCATCTCTCCCTTGCTTATAAATTATCTACTAAAAGCCATCCAAACTGCTGTAGCTAGTTCCTCAATTATTCGCCATCTTTTCTACTGATGATCTTATTGCTTTTATGTTTTCGTCAATACGGGCAAGTGATACTGCTTGATTGTGTACAGATGTTTCTAACCTGCCCATACGTTCTTCTAGTGCTATAATCTCTTCTGAGTTATCTTCAATGTCGGACATCATCATAGAGACTGTCCATACGATAGCTGCACCCTGAACAATTAATCCAAAGATCAGTGTAATTGGTACAGACTTGTTTAAGTGCCAGCTATCGTCAGACATTTTAAGATTCCCCTCTTGCATCACACCAAGTATCTGCCATAGCTTCTACTTGAGTATTGTTTAGAGGATTATTATCTTCATCTGTAAAAAGATATTTTCCTTTACTAGGACCATATCTATTATGCATAGTCAGTAATTTAGTTTTTAATTCAGCACGAGTTAATGTTACTACTGTGTCTGGAACATAATAATCACGGTTTGCTAAATCTGGACTGTAACCAACATAAGTATTATAGTCTCCGTCAAAAAAATATCCCCCATCTTCTATCCAAGACGGAGTGCGTTTAAGATCCATTTCACGGACTAGCATATATTCAATAATCATTTTTTATTCTCCAAACGTAACATGTATTCTGTGTTAGCAAAGTCAGCTTTACCAAATATACGTTCTGCTGTTACATCCACATTAACACAGTACTTATCTGCCATTTGATCTAAGAACTCTTCTAGATCATTAGAGTGAGGTATGTCTTGTTTTTGTATACGTTCAGCAGTATGCGTAACATAACCACTTACTTCTGTTAGACTTACTTGTGGATGTACACCGTATTGTTGTAAATATTCTATTGTAGCTGTCTGTGCTCTACCACCATCAAGTAAGTTGCGATACATAAGCTCAAAACCACGACGAACATGATGACGTTTTTCTTCAGCTTCAAATGTTTCCTCATCCCACTCATCAATGTTGTTTGTTTCTTTTATATTTTCATAGGCATCTATTAATGTTGCAATGTCTTTAAACGCACCATTAATTTTAGACTCTAGTCTTTCCAGATTAAATCTTTTTTGTCTTAACTCTGCTTGTGCAACCATATCAATGTCACCCTCAAGCTGATCTATTTCTTTTAAACATTTAGCATGGCTTACTTGGGCCTCTGCTAGTGCAGACTTACGTTTGTCAATCTCTGCAGTAACTTGACGTAGCATACGCATAGGAGACTGACCGTTTAACATAGTTAAAGTCATAAGAGATATTGTATGTTGACTGTTTTGCCTATCAAAGGCACGAGTCTTTTCGTCTATTTCTGGTAAGAACTGATTTACTTTTGCTACAGCAGCAGTATTTATTTTGTCTGCTGATACTGCTGGTAAACTAAATGTCCATTCTTCTGTGGTTGTTAATTCTTTTTTCATTGTTAGTTTCCTACTATGTTCCTGCTGCTCCACCTGCGGCTCTGTAAACCCCCCGTGTTAAATCTCCAAAGTCGACAGCGTTACCAGAAGATGCAGCTATTGTTAAGTATTGAATTACATTTGAAGGACCACTTGCTGAAGCATCCCCACCTGCAACTATTCCTCTGCTTGCATCTCCTCCTCCTCCACCTAAAGCACCGTTATGAGTGTTCAGATCACCTATGTCAGTACCATTTCCATTAGTCGCAATAGTAATTCTTTCTATTCTAGATTCACTACCTTGATTTAGCCCTGCACAAAAAACACCATACGTTGTATCTGAAATATTACTAGTAGCGTCTGTAAAGTAGTAAGACAAAGCTCCATAGTCTGTAGCATTACCCGCTGTAGCAACAATAATTTTTTCTGTTCTGTATAGGTCATCGCCAGCTGCCGTATGAAAAACTCCTATTGTACCGTCACAAACACCACCACCACCGTCTGAATTATTTTGTGTTAAGTCACCAAAGTCTGTAGCATTACCTGTAGTAGATATAGTAATGTAGTCCATTATATTTGAGGAACCACTGGAAAAACCTCCAGCAAATACACCACGAGTTCCATTAGATAAAGAACTTATGTTCCTTCTAGCAACAGTCATGTTTCCAAAGTCAGCAGCATTACCAGTAGTACCTATTGTTATATAATCAATAACATCTTGATTACTTCCCGTGTAGCCTCCTCCAAAAACACCCCTACTTCCATTTGAAGTACCACCACCCAAATATCTACCGACAGTCAAATCACCGAAGTCTGTAGCATTACCAGTTGTTTGTATTGTTACATAGTCCATAACATTTACAGTACTTGCTCCACCTGCGTGTACATATCTAGCACCGTACCATTTAGGAGTATTATCTCCACCAACAGCTACACCATTAATAGTGATAGCTCCTGTTGAATTGCTAATATCGTTAGTCTGATGATTGATGGTGAGAGACATTAATGTTTTTCCTTTTAATTATACTGCAGTAGAGCCATCCATGTCATCTTGGTCCATGACCCAAGCGTAACACTTGTCCATAAACGTAGAGCCAGATTTAGCTTCTACATCTGTTAGGTTTGCGGTGTAGCGTTTAAAGTCTACCTCACGAGTATCATCCGTGGGTGAGCTTGTAGCATATGCTGACAGGTCAATCATGACGCTGAACTTAGGATCAGTTCCACGCTGCCGTGACACAGCCGCTGTCACGATTCGGTAGTATGCGTTGTTAAATGCAATGCCGTATTGAGAGGCACCTTCTGCGATATTATGTTGAATAGCCATTTGGTATCTCCTTTTTAAGCGTAAGTTACTTCAGTGGTTCTAATATTAGCCACCCATCTAATGCTATGGCTCGCTTCACCAGTGCAGGTGATAGCCAATGCGTTGTTAGTATTATCGGCTGAGAGAGCCATGCCCCAGCTTGATAAGTTCTGGATTACTGTAGTTGCACTGTTGGCGAGTGTGGTTGTACCACCGTCATTTACCAGCAAGCCTTCAATCTTCCATGAGGCATATGCTTGTGCGCCGTTTTGCATTGCAGTGATTGTTCCGTCGAATGTGATGCAGGTGTCGCTGGCAGCTACGATTTGGTTAGTTGCTGCTGCGGTGTTGTTGTTTGTAGTAAGCACTGTGGCGGTTACATCGGTGGTGTCTGCACGAAGGATAAACTGCCCACCTTGACTGTCACCATTAGCTGAAAACTTATCATTTGAAAAAGCAATCTTGCCGATGGTTGTGCCTGTGGTTGAAGATGCACCAATGGACACACTGTCAGTCGCAGTAGCATAAGCTCCACCTAGTGCAACAGAGCCATTCCCACTAGCAGTTGCTTTTTCCGCATAAGTGCTGGAAGCGCCAGCCGCAAACGCATTATTTCCTGATGCCGTTGCCTGATACCCAAGAGCTACACTGTAGCTTCCAGCGGATAAGCAATTATACCCCATAGCTACGGCGTAACTGGACGTAGACCTAACCGTTCTACCTAAAGCAATAGCATCGGCGGCAGTGGCCTGTGAACTTTCACCGATAGCAACAGAGTCCGCACCTGTTGCCTTTGCCAAATTCCCAATAGCCACAGAGTTAGCACCAGTAGCACCGTATGTTGAGGTGTTGTTGGCTATAGCCGCTGCGAAACTATGACTTCCAGCCGCCCGAGAAGTTCCCAATGCCACAGCATGTGTGGCGCTATTGCCGCCATGAACTCTTGCGTTTGCACCAATTGCAGAACCGTAATCCATTTGTTCGACATAGGCATTTTCACCTAACGAAAGACCTCGATTACTGTCGCTATCGACATAAGCACTAGAACCCAAAGCTACTGATTGATTCGCTTTTGCTCT